GGCTCATTGTGACCTCAAGTTTTACCCTAAGGCCTAAACTAGCGGCGATATTGACAAACACCTTGTCTAATCCCTTCTGATAACGGAACAAGCCGTCATCGCCCTCCACAAAGCCTATAAGTGGTAATCCCATGGTATGATGGGCACACCATGCCACAAATAGGTTGATAATGCAATTACCAATGCTTGTGTTTGGGTCACCAGAACACCTACCCCCTTCACGAGAGTAACTAGGTCCTTTTATATGAACACCGTGGGTACGTGACTGTTCCTTAAGTAGGGTCAGGAATGATGGATCATGCCAATAATAAGAGTATACCTCTTGCTCCAACTCCAACAATTCAGGTAAGAGGGTTTGATCAAAGCGTGAGTAATCGGTCTCGATCCATTCGCCCTCACGCAGGCCGAATGTATCTAGCATCTTCCCTTGTCTATGACTTAGGTTTAGCCCCTTTACCGTCCACGCCTTGAGGATGGTTTCTTCGATTGCGTTTATTACTGGCCCGACCCTTGCTAGGTAAGCGTCGGTCCGCGTGGTTATGTTGCGTGGATCGGTTAGGTGTGGTTCCATTTTTGTAAACACCTTTGTTGCCGCCGCGTCCTCTGGCAGAGGCTCCTGTAGAGCCCGTCTCAGTTGCAGAGCACGTCGCTGAGGATATCGCTGTACCCAGACGTTGAAATCTGGCGTTACGGTGTGTTCGGTTAGGATTGCCTTCAAGAATTTCTTCTTGAAGGTCTGAAATGTCGCCATCGGCATCGTCATAGTATTTCCTGGATGCGCGACCCTTGTTTTCAAACTCCTCACCGCGTTCGTCCAATTCGGCAGAGGGAAAGGTGAGGTGGTTGTAGTCATCGGCGGGCTCACGAATCTGGCCACCTCGAGATTTGGCCGGTCGGCTTTTAAAGCGATCCGGGGCGGACTCGTTTGGGAAGTCAAATGTGGGCGGTGGTCTGCCGAGGTTCCACTCGTGGACTGATTGTTCCGACCAGTCCCATCTGCGACCAGAGTAGCACTCAAACTCGGTTTTATGTATGTGCTCGGCGGCTCGCCAGTACCACTCATAAGCCCAATAAGGGGCTTTATACTGGACGAGCAAGGTTGAGAGATGCTGTTGCAAAACGCGTCTATCTGCGTGGAGATGACATCTGAGAGCGGCTCTAATGGCTGGCTCAACAGGTACTGTCCCGAAAGGGGTGAGGATGTCCGTTCTATTGATGGCGAAGTCAAGTCCGAATGGCTCGCCATATAACGATCTGGGATGTGTAAGTCGGTTGGCAGCACATGGTCTGACTCGTCGGAACAAGAAGACATCTCCCTCTGGGGTTGATCGAATAAACTTGCAGCACACGTACACTGGCCACCCAAAGAGGGTGTAGGCACAGAAGACGCCATCGCGCTCGTAGCGCCATGTGTCATGGTAGTACGTAGAGCCTCCAAGCGTTCTATGATAGATGTGACGGCCATTCGAAAACGTGATTGACTCAGGGGTGATATCAGTCCTTGGGTCTGCTCGTCTGGTGATGACGATGCCTCGGGGCACGTTAAGCAAGAGACGGGCAATTTCACCTTCTGAGAGATAGTAATCGGATTGTGCCATAAGGAACCCATCATAAGATGACAGGTTCGCAGACGAGACTGGATGCCCTTGATGAGGTGGGCATACCATGTCTCGGTAGGCATTGGTTGGGTCGTCACAAGGTCGGATGACTTCTCTAACAATGTGGGTGTTACGTAGCATTGAGCCACCGACGTCGAGTATGGAATTACACTGACTAGCCTCAAGATATTGCATACAATATGATTCCAACAACCGTCGCTTATGCGCACACACAGGGTGAGGATGGACCGAATCGTCAGTCTGAACATCCGGTAAGTCCAAGGTAGCAGCGTGTAAATCACGAAACCCGCTAAGAAAGGTATCAGGCTGCGGGCAAGTAAGAAGGATATCTTCACACAACGCCAGCCGTAGGTCACTGAGAATACCATGGCAGAGCCCAAGAAGATGGGTAAGGCGAGCATGAATGTGATAACCGCCGCTACTAAGAACAGCATGGGTGGACCCACTATCAGATATAGAACTACTAAGCCTGTGCAGCAGACGAAGCAGACTACAGAGATAAGGGTCAGCAATTTGACACAGAATGTCACCAAATAAATAATGGCAAAGACTGGCCAAAGC